GCCGATCAGGAAGGGCGATGCCTGATGGCCTTGAAAGACCGCATCGCAGAGGATATTGACCGTATCTTCATGCAGATGGATCACTTCGCCGAAATCCACTACTGGAACGGCATCGCCATAACGTGCGTCCCGGATGACGAGGATTCGCTGAAGCGCAAAAACAACAATGTGAACGACATAAGCTGGGACAACAACACCCGACAGATACTCATTCACACTCCCCTCACCACCTTCCCCGGCGGCAGAGAGCCGGAACCGAACACGCACATCATGTTTGACAAACGCCCCATGAAAGTGCTGGATGTCCAGCACAACATGGGGCTTTTGGACATCATGCTGATTGCGCTTGACCCAAGGGAGATGATGTAATGCGATTCACCGAACGCCTGACCGCACTCAAAAACTGGGTGACGGATGAACTGTGTAAGGGACGCATGATGAAAGCCCCCGGCGAGAACATGAACATCGCCGACATCAGGAGGCAGGAGCCGCGCTGCTACCTGGCCTGGGCTCCGGCCAGGATTGACCAGACCGGCAAGATGCGGGAAGACCCCGCCAGCGTCGTGCCCGGCATACTGATTATGCCCAATCAAGCCTACGGAAAGTACATGGAAGAAAAGCGATTCGACCGGTACAACAATATCCACCGCCCGCAGGAGATGGGACAGCACCTATCTGTGAGCATACTGTTCAGCGTGTATGAGCCCGGCGTGCGCCTGCCGGGCTTTGTGGATAGCGTAGGCGAAACCGGCGCGGGGCTCGATCTTGCTCTGATCGAGGAAGGGACGGAGCAAGGTCTGTTTACGCTGATGAACTGGATGGACGATTGCATGGAAAAGCTGGTCGGACAGAAGATCATCCCCAAGTCCGACCTGTATGTGGATGAATCGACCATCACCTACAGCCTGTACACAGACCAGAGCTACGTCGTGGACAGGCGGCCCATCTACTACGGATTTGTCAACGTCACGTTTGGCTGCTACGCCAACGATGGCGCTGAAACATCCATCGAAGAAATGCTGAAATAAGGAGGAATAAACCATGTCTGTTTTGCCTGATTACCTGCATGGCGCGTATGGCTTGACGCACGCTGTCGGTGTTCGCGTGCCCGACGAGAGCCAGAGCACCATCGTATACGTCGGAACCGCGCCGGTTCACACGCTCGGACTTGCCAGCGGCGAGACCTACAATGTGAACAAGCCCGTCCTGGTCAGCTCCATGGCGGAGGCCCGGAAGCTGTTCGGTTACAGCGACGATTGGGCCAAGTACACGCTCTGCGAAGCGATGTACGCCCATTTGCAGAACAAGGGCGTTGGCCCGCTGGTGTTCATCAATGTGCTTGACCCGACCAAGGCCACTCACAAGAGCTCCACCCCGGTTTCCAACGACCTGACCCCCAGCAACGGCGTTATCGTCATCGCAAGCGCCGAGAGCATCATCCTGGAATCCGTGGTCATTCAGACCAAGGACGAAACCCCCGTGACGAAGGTCAAGGGCACCGATTATGACATCGCCTACAACATCGACAAGCAGCAGATCGTCATCACGGAGCTGTCCGATGGGGCGCTGGGCACTTCGGCCCTGACGGTGAAGTACAACACCATCCTGCCCTCCGGCGTCACCAACAGTGATGTTATCGGCGCTACCGACGGTCTGGGCATGAACACCGGCCTCTATGCTGTGTATAACGTATACCAGGCCACCGGCTTCATCCCCTCCTTCCTGGCCGCGCCGGGCTTCTCCTGCGTCCCGGAGGTTCACAGCGCCATGGAGACGATCAGCCAGAAGATCAACGGGCATTGGGACGCCTATATGTTCGTCGATCTGCCGCTCACCAGCGGCGGCACGACGCTGACGCTGGACACCGCCGTGAATTTCAAGAACTCCAACGGCTACACCAACAAGAACGAGACCGTCTATTTCCCGATGGCAAAGGGCACGGATGGCCGTTACTACCATCTGTCGGTGCTGGCCGCAGCGAACTTCCAGGAGCTGCTGATCGCACAGGAGGGCATTCCCTATCGGACGGCCAGCAATACGGATTGCCCCATCATCGAGAATCTGTATACCGGCTCCGGCGACACCGGGCGCGTGTACGATGACAATGTCATCAACAACAAGCTGAACAAGAACGGCATCGCCAGCGCGGCCTACGTGGGCGGACGCTGGGCCATTTGGGGCATGTTCGCCGGTTCCTACAACCAGACGGACGGCACCACCATCAACGTGAACGACACGTGCCTGATGATGCTTTACTACCTGACCAACGACTTCCAGCACCGCAGGAACATCAACATCGACAAGCCCATGCCGGTGAATGATCTGAAATCCATCGTGGCTGAGGAGCAGACCCGCGTTGACGCTCTGCTGGGCATCGGCGCTCTGACCTACGGCAAGGTGCAGCTGGACGCCAGCAAGCAGGCCCGGAGCGACGTTTACAGCGGCGACTTCCGCATCCTGTTCAACGTGACCAACACCCCGCTTGCCAAGAGCCTGACCGCTATTGCCAACTGGGTTGATGATGGCTTTGAAGTTTACTTCGCGGCCATGGACGAAGTGGCGTAAAGGAGGGAAAGAAAAATGCCTAAGAATGTACGCTGCAATGTTGAAGATCATCGGCTTTTCGACAACGGCAGGAAATGCGAGGACATTACCTCCTTCACCCCGCCGACCATCGAACACCCCACGACCAGCGTGAAAGCCGCTGGCATGGTGATGGACGTGGACATCCCGAACATCTATCACTTTAACGCGATGGAGTTTGAAATTGCCCACAACAACGGCACCAACTGCGCGGGCCTGGCTACCCCTGGCCTGCACGAGATTGAGGGCCGTATTGCCCGCCAGAACTACATCACCGCCCTGGGCGAGGTTGACCTGGAGATGGTGAAGATTCGCGTGCGCGGCGCTCACAAGAGCACCGAGAAGGGCAGCATCGAAACCGATAACCCCTACGGCAGCACGGAGAAGTATTCCGTACTGCGCTATGAGGAGGAGATCGGCGGCGAGGTTACGACCCTGATCGACAGCATGGCGGGCATCATCCGCATCAATGGCGTGGATTATTCCAGCAGACTTTCCAGCCTGCTTGACTGATCCCATCTACCGGGCCTCTGCATAACGCGGAGGCCCGGTTCTTTCGACAAATCAGGAGGGAAACACCATGGCGGACAAAGACATGGAGAAAAAAGCGGACGCCCTGCTTGACGAAGAAGAACAGGGCGAAATGAACGAGGAAGAAACCAAGGAAGAGAAGCCGATGGACGATCCCATTGAGCAGCTTCGGAAGCTGTGCAAAGGCAAAATGAAGCTGATGGTTCCGTTCCGGGCGCACAGCCAGGACGTGAATGAAATCGCTTTCGACTTCTGCGCTTTGACTGGCGCGGAGATGATGGACGCGCTGGACGAGGTGCCTGTGAATAATATATTCGCCATCACGAACGCGCAGGCGATGGCCCTGTTTGCCGCCGCTGCGGAGAAATGCGCCCCCTTTGTGGAGGATGGCGGCAAGCTCACGCGCCTTTTTGACGCAAAGGACATCAAGAATCGGCTGAGCGGCGCCGACTTCACGGCGGCAATGAGGATGGCGAAACTTTTTTACAACGCGTCCGGCCAGGCGGGAAGCAACAATATCTCGAAAGATTAGTGGACGCGGCCATCAACAGCGGAACCTCAGTAACGGACTACCTGAATATGCCCATACTGCGGTTCTATGAAACCTGGCAGGCCATCTGCGCTGTTTATGAGCGCAGGGCCAACGAAGCGGAAAAAGCGAGGAACGCAGGGAAACCGCCCAAGCCGCGCAAGGCCAAGCGGAAACGGAGGTGACGCGGCGTGGCGCAGGTGCAGAGAGACTTGACGCTGCTCTATGAGGGCAGGGACATCACGGATGATGTAGACATCATCGAATGCGTCTGCCGGGATGTGAGCGGCGGAGAAAGCGACTGCCTGAATTTGAAGGTGGATCACGCAGACAAGTGGTTCAACTGGAACACGCAGA